AGCAGATTGTTCAAGGAATCCTTGAAAATCGTAATGGGTGGCATGCAGGGGATGGGAACGGTAAAGGAAATAGAAAAGGTATTGGAATTGAAATTTGTTATTCCAAATCAGGTGGGAGTAAATTTATTGAAGCAGAAAAACTTGCTGCAAAGTTCATTGCCTTCAAGTTGAAAGAAAAAGGTTGGGGAATTGATAAAGTTACTAAACATCAAGACTATAGTGGGAAATATTGTCCACATAGAACACTTGATATGGGATGGCAAAGGTTCCTTGATATAATTCAATCACATATGGTTGAATTAACGATCACAGAAGGAACATCCATCATGGGTAAAGCAGAATGCACTGCAGCACAGCTGGAAGCCTTCCTGCTGTCCAAGAACCCATCACCTAAGCTGATCATCAATGTAAGTGATTTCTGCAAGCTATGGATCACTGAAGGGCAAGCTGAAGGTGTTCGTGGTGACATTGCTTTCTGTCAGGCTTGCCATGAAACTGGATATTTCAAATATGGTGGACTGGTACTTCCTGAACAAAACAATTATGGTGGCATTGGCGCAACCAATGATTCAAAGATTGGAAAAGGTGCCTGGTTTAAAACACCACAGCTTGGTGTCAGGGCAAGCATCCAGCACTTGAAAGCATATGGATCCAAGGATCCACTGGTCAATGAACTGATTGATCCAAGGTTCCATCTTGTGACCAGGGGTGTTGCACCTAACTTTGAAGATCTTGGTGGAAGATGGGCATACCCTGGATTCAATAAATCAAAATACCCATCACTGGAAGCAGCAAAGGCTGCAAAAGACACTTATGGTCATGCAATCCTGAAGTTATATGATCAGCTGAAGAAGGTGAAGGTTTCTGATCCTTTTGAACCTGAACCTGAAACTGATCTGTCTGATCAGATAGGTCAAGTTAAGAAGCTTCTGAATGAAGCAATGGAAATTTTAAATTCAATTAGTTCTTCCTGATTCCTTCCTTAAATAGATTTAACCCTGCACACTAAGTGCAGGGTGCTTTTTTTATGCTTTTATGTTGGCATTGTCTACTACTTGCCAACCACGCACACATTTTTATATAATATTACAAGTAATAAATAGTTAAACATAATAAAACAGTTTCCTTCAAAACCCTTGATTTTCAAGCATTACAAGAAATCATAAATAATGATAAGTAAGAAAAAATAAAAGAGTTTCAATTTTCAATGCATGTAGAAACTGTTTGCTTACTTACAAGGAATATCAAGGGTTTGAAGGAATAAAAATATCAATCTATGTTGATTTGCCTACCATATGCCAACGCAATTTTCACTTGGTAGGCAAGTCTTGATTGACAGCCTTTTCAAATATGTCAACTGATTGTTCTGCCATCTTTTCAGTGGCATGGGTGTAAGTGTCAAGGGTTGTCTTGATGTTATTGTGACCAAGCCTGTTCTGAACATCCTTTATGTTTGCACCATTTTCAATCAGGGTTGTTGCATGGGTGTGTCTTAGGGAATGGAAGTTGAACAGGATCCCCAAATTGTAATGAATAACCCTGGAAGCATATTTGAAGGTTTCAGGTGTGACCATATCACCATCTTCTTTTGTGCAGACTATATTTATTGGCTGCATTACACCAGCATCAATTGAACTTTGAAGGGAATGGATACTTCTAAGCTTTTCATTTGTTACCTGATCCACTTCCTGAACTTCATACTGCTGGATGAAATGTTGACCATACTTCAATCTGTTTTCCATCTGCCACTTTCTATGCTGCTTCAAAGCATCCACAAGGGTTTTTCCAATCTTGATCTTCCTTACTGATGATTTGGTTTTAGTGGATCCAAAATACCAATTCTTATCCCTTTTAACCAGGATCTTATTCACATCAATAGTCCGTTCATTCAGATCAATATCATCCCATGTCAAAGCCATCACTTCACCAATCCTGCAGCCTGTATGATAACCAATCATAAGTGGCATGTAGAATGATGTTCCAAATGGGAACCGTTCAATGATCGTTTTGAAATCTTCAGGTGTGATCACCTTTCTGTCAATTTCAGCTTTTGAATGTTCATACTTTGGATATTTGACATATTGCATTGGGTTGTCCTTGATGAACTTGCATGGATGCACAGCGTACTTCAGGGATCCACTGATCACTGCCATCATATTGGTTAAGAAGTTCTTGCTGATACCAGTCAAATATTTATTATTTACAAATTCCTGCAATATGGCAGGTGTTAATGACTTCAGCTTGTAGATCCCAAAGGAAGGCTTGATGTGATTGTCAATGATCCCCCTATATCCTTGCTGGGTGTTATACTTGCAGTTCACCATCACATAATTCTTGTACCAGTAATCCATATAATCAGCCACAGAAATTTCACTTGGTTCAAAGTGAAGTCCAGCATTATTGTATTCTTCCAGTGCTTTTCTAAGTGCAGCTTCTGCTTCCTTCTTGGTTCTTCCACCAACCCTTTCAATCCTTTTCCTTTTGCCATCCACATTGGATGCTTCAAATGAGTAATACCACTTGCCACCACGTTTTCTAACATGACCTTCCATAAATATACCACCTTTCCTTTTAGTTGTTCCAAAGGTGATAAAATGCTATAATTATAAGTGAATAGATCGCATTTATCCCTTTGGATGAATGTATTTGAAAGATCCTTGGTGTTGGCGCACCAGGGTTCTTTTTTTTATTTATCATAAGTATTTGTTAATGTACTTTATCCAAAAATCAATTCCTTCAATGAAATCTTGAATACCACCATTAATTGAAGCGGAATCATATAAATTCTTCATATACATCATTTGGTATTTTCTACCCTGAAGTTTTATTTTGCCAATTGGATAAGATTCATATGAAACATTTATGGTTCCATTTGACATCCTGGATAATGAAAATTCACCTTTCAATGATGGGGTTTTCTGCAATAAAGAATCTAAAAACAATCGTTCATCTTCAATGACTTCATATGTTTTCTTTGGATTCGTACTGTTGGATGGAATATAATATTCCACGCTGATCACCACCTTTTAGAAACAGTTTTGAACAATATTCTTGTAAATCTTATCATCAACTTCAGCCAAACACCGTTTCCCATCCTTGAATTGGATTGCCAAAGTATATGCACTTTTATTCTTTGCTGATAGTCCACCAGCAAGAAGTCCAACTGGACCAAGTAAAGCACCACCAACAATTCCCCTGGCAACACCACTTGCAGCAGATTTCATATGTTCATCAGTTATGACTTCATATGATTCCACATTCTTCTTATCCAATTCAATCTTTTTACTTTTGAAAAAACTAATTCCAACCACCAATGTTGCTTTATTCTTCAGGATCACAATCCCTTCACCCTCATACTCACCAGCAATAACTAAATTTCTTGCAGCCATCTTGAACCATCCTTTCTTATCTTGAACCTTCACAAAGGTTCATTTTTCAATGATTTATGTTAATTATCGGTTCAAGGTTCACTTTTTTCACCTTATACTCTTTATTTTTATATATTATATAGAGTATGTATAAGAGTATTAAGAATAAAAAAAACAATATCTATAAAAGAAAATACTTAAAACCTTGAACTTCTTGAACTTTCCAGTAAAATCAAGGCTTTCATCTTGAACCTATCTTGAACCTATCTTGAACCTACCTTGAACTTTTAAAATATATCACTTTGAAAAGCAATAGCTTTTCCTAAGATCCTGATTTGTTTTCCATCACCTGCTTTATAAACCATTGGCTTGTAATTTGGATTTTCAGCCATAAGAACAACATCACCATTGGTTCTGTAAACTCTTTTCAAAGTGGATTCATCATCAATAAGAACTGCAGCAATTTCACCTTCTTCAACAGTATCTTGCTTTCTTATGAAAACAACGTCACCATCCAAGATCCTTGCATTGATCATGCTGTCACCTTTAACCTTCAAACAGAAATCTGCCCTGATATTGGCACCAGCTTCCACATAGTATTCAACATTTTCTTCAGCAACAATTGGTTCACCTGCAGCAATGGTTCCAAGTACAGGAAGTTTCCTGGTTTCTATTTTATAAAGGTTATCAGGGTATTCAGGTTCTTCAGTTTTTTCCATTGGTACATCATAACCCATCAACCATGCTTCATCTACATCCAAAGCTTGTGCAAGCAAATATAAAGCCTTTTGTTTTGCTTCATACTTCCCTGACACATAATGATTTATTGCTGATTTTCCAATTTTAGTCTTTTCAACAAGATCAACTTGTTTCATTCTACGTATTTCCATAGCTTCATTCAACCTTTTAGTGAACGATTCTTTCATTATCAACACCTTCTTTTATAGAATATATTATACACCAAAGTTTAAGAAAATATAACTCTTTTTGAAAAAAAGTTTAGGAAATTGGATATTTTGTATTGACTTCTTTTTTAGGGGTATGGTAAGATGTATGTAAGTTTAAGAAACTAAACTTTGAAAAAAGACAGTTTATGTCGATAAACCGTTTTTTTTTTAACCATGAAGTTTAAGAAGCTAAACGAAAGGATGTGAAAAGTTTAAGTTATGAAATTGTTAAGTTTATTTAGTGGAATCGGTGCTTTTGAAAAAGCACTAAGTAACTTGAAAGTTAATTATGAATTAGTAAACTATTGTGAGTTTGACAAGTATGCATCCAAAGCTTATTCCCTGATTCACAATGTACCTGAATCAAAGAACCTTGGTGACATCACAACAGTGGATGAAGTAACCCTTTCTAAAGATATTGATTTAATTACTTATGGGTTCCCATGCCAAGATATTTCATTAGCTGGAAATCAGAAAGGCTTATTCAATGAAGATGGTACAAAGACAAGAAGTGGATTGTTCCACACACACACAACCAAAGATTGCAATTGCAGAAAATGTGAAGAACCTTACATCAAAGAAGTTTTCAAAGCAGTTTGATATTGTTCTTCAATCTTTAGAAGAAGCAGGTTATAACAACTATTATGAGATTTTGAATGCAAAAGATTATGGGATTCCACAGAACAGGGAAAGAATTTTCATCATATCGATCAGAAAAGACATTGACCATAATCTATTTGAATTCCCTGAACCATTTGAACTGAAGTTAAGATTAAAAGATATGCTGGAAGATGATGTTGATGAAAAGTTTTATTTGTCGGATGAAAAAATTAACAAAATAAAATACAGCAACTTTAATCAAGAAAAAACAAGAATTCAAGATGGGGGGGGGATTAGTCAAACCTTGTTAGCAAGAGATTATAAGGATCCTAAGTGTGTTGAGGTGAACAAATGAATGAAGATAAAAGAATAATACAAGCAGCATATTTGAATCATTATACCAATGATCAAATGAATCGTATTTATGGAATTGAAGGAATATCACCAACATTAAAAACAGTTACGGGGGGGGACGTGAAGTGAAAATATTAGTTAGGGAAGCAACTAAGCTTGGGTATTCAGAAGCGACAACCGGGGATTCCATCAATATGGAACAACCAAACTCAAAGACAAGAAGGGGTAGAGTTGGAAAACAAGTTGCCCAAACAGTAACTACTTCCCCACAACAAGCTGTTGTTTTAGAAGATAGGGTTAGGAATATGACACCAAAAGAATACTTCAGATTGATGGGATTTTCAGATTCAGATATTGATGTTTTGATTGAAAACAAAATCAGCAACACACAGCTTTATAAAATGGCAGGTAATTCAATTGTGGTTGATTTAACTGAAGAAATACTTTGTCAGCTATTAGATAATAAAAATCACATATACGTTTAAGAAAGGAAGGTGTTAAGTATGGCTTTTGATTACAGCAAGTTAAGGGGAAGAATTAGGGAAGTTTTCAGCACACAGGAAGCATTTGCTTCTGCAATGGGTATGTCAACAACTTCAATTTCAGCCAAGTTGAACAACAAGGTTGAATGGTCACAGAAGGAAATATCCAAAGCAGCTGAAGTTCTCAAAATCACAGCTGAAGAAATTCCAGCTTATTTTTTAACCCTGAAAGTTTAGCTTCTTAAACTTTTGGAAAGGAAGGTGAAATCATGGAAGATGTACTTTATACAGTTGCTGAAGTGGCAAAGCTGATCAAGACCAATCCAGCCTATGTATATGAATTGATCAAAGCTGGTTTGCTTCCAGTGTTGAAGCTTGGAAGTTACAAGATCAGAAGAACAGCATTGCTTGAGTTCCTAGAAAAGTATGAAGGTAAAGACTTGACTGACCTAAACAACATTACTAATTTATAAAAATAAAAAATGAAGGGAAGATGAACATGAATATTGGTGATTTTGTAAAAGGAAAAGAAAATAATGGATATGGTATTACAAATGAGGATATGACAAGGGGTGTTGGAACATGTGAATGATGCAACTGGAGTTTATGATGTTAAAGAAGATGCTTTTGAAGTAATAGGACACCAAAAAGAATTTAACAGATATGAGGTTTTGGAACTACTGCAAAACGGTTGCAAAAAGGCAATTTTGGATTACAACCTTAGTGATGCCAACCTTAGGGGTGCCGACCTTAGTGATGCCAACCTTAGTGATGCCAACCTTAGGGGTGCCGACCTTGATTTCTCTTGTTGGCCACTATGGTGTGGAAGCTTAAAAGTAAAAGTAGATAAAAGACAGGCTGCACAATTAGCATATCACCTTTGTTCCATGCAATGTGATGACGAGGAATATTTAAAAATGAGAAATTCAATCTTGGATTTTGCAAACCAATTTCACAGAGTTGATGAATGTGGAAAGTTAAGGTGATATTATGTTTCAACTCTATCCACACCAACAGAAAGCACTGGATGACACAAAAGATTTCAACAGGGTTGCTTATTATTTGGACATGGGTCTTGGTAAAACATTTGTTGGATCAGAAAAGATGAAGCAGCTTGGAACGGATCTTAATGTCCTTGTCTGTCAGAAGTCACTGATTCCAACATGGATTGACCACTTTAAAAAGTATTATTCAGATTATGACATTTATGATTTGACTTCTAAAAATGGAATGAAAGCATTTATGTCATGTAACAACATGATTCGGAATGGACAGTTCAAAATGATTGGTGTAATCAATTACGATTTACTTTTCAGAAGAAAGTTCTTCCTTGAATTAGAGCATTACACCCTGATGTTGGATGAAAGTTCCATGATACAAAATGAAGATGCTAAAAGGTCAAAGTTTGTTCTACAAATGAAACCTGACAATGTGATCCTACTATCAGGAACACCGACATCAGGGAAATATGAAAACTTATGGTCACAGATCAACCTGCTTGGATGGAGTATTTCAAAGAACCTTTACAACAAGCAGTATGTGAATTGGACAACACTTGAAGTTGGTGGTTTCCCAATGAAGATTGTCGACAAAGAAGAACCTTACAAGAATGTTGACAGATTGAAACAGAAACTTAGGGATCATGGTGCAGTCTTCTTGAAAACAGATGAATGCTTTGAACTTCCTGAACAGACTTTGATCACATTGAATATTGGTACAACAAAGGAATACAAGAAATTCCAAAGGAATTCAATCATCACCATTGACACAATGAACCTGGTTGAATTCAAAGATGACAGTGACTTTCAAGGAAATGATGTGACACCAAGGGTTGAATTGATTGGTGACACCACACTGACAAAACGGTTATATTCCAGGATGCTTTGTGGTCAGTACAACAAAGAAAAGCTGAAAGCATTTGAAGACCTGGCATCCAGTACACAAGACAGGTTGATTGTATTCTACAACTTCAATGAAGAACTTGCAGCATTAAAGGAGATTTCAAATAAGTTGGACAGACCCATTTCAGAAGTGAATGGACAGGTCAAGGATCTATCAAATTATGAAACAGAAAATAATTCCATCACCCTGATCCAGTATCAAGCAGGTGCAATGGGGTTGAACCTTCAAAAATCAAACAAGATCATATACTTCACATTGACTGAAAAAAGTGAACTGTTTGAACAGTCAAAGAAAAGAATTCACAGAATAGGTCAAACAAACAACTGCTTCTATTACCTTCTTATATGTAAAGGAAGCATTGAAGAAGATATTCTTCAAACATTAGAAATGAGGAGAGATTACACAGATGAATTATTCAAAGAATACACAAAAAAATGATGCAGCATCTTTGAGATCTGCACATAGACAATCTATGAAAAAGAAAAGAACAAGAAACATCATTATTTCATGGGTGATCATCCTGATCATTGGAATTCTGATTGGAACAGGTCTTTCAAGAGGTGGACAAGCAGAAGCAATTGAAACAGTTCAACAGTTCAGTAAAGTTGAACCATATGGAACTATTGATGGAAAAACCTTCAACTGGGGTCTTTCAGAAGATTGGACAAGTGGTTCTGAACTTGGGTTCACCCCACTGGAAGTTGAAATGGATGAAGATCTTCAAGAATTCATCTACTGCTTGTCTTATGGTTACAACATAGACTTCCCATTTGTGATGGGATTGATCCAAACGGAAAGCACATTCAATTCATCAATAGTCAGTTCAACAAATGATTATGGACTGATGCAGATCAACACAGTGAACCATGAATGGCTTCAAGAGAAACTTGGAATCACAGATTTCCTTGACCCATACCAAAACACAAGATCAGGTATCTACATACTTAGAAACTTATTTGAAAAGTATGAAGTACCTGAAAAAGTCTTAATGGCTTATAACATGGGTGAAAATGGTGCAAAGAAACTTTGGGATCAAGGCATCTATGAAACCAACTACACAAGGAAGACCATGACCAATATATCAGAAATTCAAAATTATATAGATGAAAGGATGAATGAAAATGAGTAATGAAAAGAATGAAGTTCAAGTATTTGAACAACAGCACCTTGAAGTGTTTCAACAGTTAGCAACAATCACCAAAACAAAGAAGCAGCTTGAAGAACAGGAAAAGAAGGTCAAGGAAGATCTTGAAAAGGCAATGGATGCCTATGACATCAAGTCCATTGACAATCAGTTCTTGAAGATCACCAGGGTGAATGGCAGCACTTCAACATCAGTGGATCTGAAACTGATGCAGGAAAAAGAACCAAAACTTTATGGTGAACTGCTTGAAGATTATCCAAAGGTTACAACTAAAAAATCATATCTGACTTTCAAGGTGAAGTAATTGGCATCTGAAAAGCTGTTTGAAAAGAAAGTTGAAAAGTACCTTCATTCAATCGGTGTATATCAAGCAGGCACACCTTCACATTTGATGAAGGAACAACAGATTGGATGGTTCACAAAGATTTGGGGTGGTGGTTATCAGAAAAGTGGAATTCCTGACTTGATCCTTTGTGTGAATGGCATATTCGTCACAGTTGAACTTAAAGCACCAAAAGGGAAACCTTCTGAACTTCAAAAGATGAATACTGCAAGGATCAATCAATCAAATGGAATCGGGATCATCTTATATCCTGATGGGTTTCAACCATTCAAAGAGATTATGAAAGGGGTGATAAATTGCAAGTATCACATTCAAGAATTGACCTATTTAAAAGATGCCCTTTCAGGTACAAGTTGCGATATGTTGACAAGTTACTGACCTTACCCCCTGATGATGCAGCACATCCATTGATAATTGGAACAGCACTGCACACAGGACTTGAAAAAGGTGTGGATGTGGCAATCCAGGAATACTACATGTCATATCCGATCATTACAGACAGACATGTTGAAGAAGCAATGAAGCTTGAAAAGATTATTCCAAAGGCAGCAGCAATGATTCCAAAGGGTGAACATGAAATCAAAATTGAAAATGAACATTTCATTGGATATATTGACCTTCTCACACCTGCAACAGTGTTTGAACGTGGGGTTGAAGTTCCAAATCAATATGATATGTATGACTTCAAATATTCCAACAATGTTTCAAATTACAAGAAGTCACAGCAGCTTCACTTATACAAATACTTTTGGGAAAGAGAAAACCCTGGTAAGAAAATCAGGAACATGTACTTCTTATTTGCCCCAAAGACAAGCATCAGACAGAAGAAAACAGAAGACTTGTATCAGTTCAGAAGAAGACTTGAAGATGAACTGGACAAGCTTGAACCAAAACTGGTTCAAATTGAATATGATCCATCATACGTGATTGAATTCATGCTTGATGTGAAGAACGTACTGGAAGCAGATGAGCTTCCAAAATGTGAAAGTTATCTTTGTAACTATTGTGAATACCAAGACTATTGTGTGAAAGGGAGAGATTATATGTTATTACCAAAAAGTGAAAGAAGAAATATCGGAGAAACAAAGAGAAGAAAAATATGGATGTATGGGGCATCTTTTTCAGGAAAGACAACCATGCTTGACAAAGCACCTGCACCATTGAACCTGAATACTGATGGAAACATTCAGTTTGTAACAATGCCCTACTTGGCTATTAAAGATGAAGTCAAGGTTGAAGGTAGAATGACCAAAAGAACATTTGCATGGGATGTTTTCAAAGATGCAATTGGAGAACTTGAAAAGAAACAGAATGACTTCAAGACCATTATTGTTGATCTACTTGAAGACACCAGGGAAATGTGCAGGGTCAAAATGTATGCTGATTTAGGAATCCAACATGAATCTGATTCAGGATTCGGTAAGGGTTGGGACATCATCAAAACTGAATATCTTTCAACCATCAGAAGACTGTTCAACCTGGACTATGAAAACATCATTGTGGTTTCACATGAAGATGTATCAAAGGACATAACAAAGAAGAATGGTCAGAACATCACAAGAATTTCACCAAACATCCAGGATGCTATTGCAAACAAGATTGCAGGAATGGTTGATATTGTTGCAAGGGTAGTTGTTGAAGATGATGGATCAAGAACCTTGAACTTCAAATCAAATGAAGTGATCTTTGGTGGTGGCAGACTGAAAGGTGTCAAAACAACTTCAATTCCATTGACATGGGATGCGCTGATGAAAGTCTATGATGAAGCAAATCTGAATGCAGAAACTTCCAATGATGAAGCTTCAACAGAAGACACTGCTAAAACTTCAAATAAGACCACAGGGGGCAGGAAAGGAAGAAGTAAGACAGAAACCCCACCAACTACTGATGAAGCATCAGAGGGCGAAAATATGAGTTCTGACACTACTTCTGAACCAGTTGAAGAACAAGTTGAAGAAGTTAAGGAAGAACAAGAAGATCCAAAAGAAGAAGTCAAGGAAGAACCAGTTAAGGAAGAACCAAAGACCAAGTCACGTTCAAGGAAATCAAGGGATGAAGCACCAGTTGAGAAAGAAGAACCTGCTGCTGAACCTGAAACAAATGAAGAACCAAAGACAAGAACAAGAAGAAAAAGGGGTGAATAAGAATGTCAAACTATGAAATGAATGCTGCTGATTTAAAGTATTTGATGAATGTTTGCAAGCTTTCCATTGACAAGGCTGGTGTAAGACCAGCTTTGGAAATGATTCATTGT